ACAAGCCTTATATCTCATATTACCACCTAATATAACGTTATCTTGATCTACAACGATTGGTCTTAAAGCTAACATTTCAGGAAAGCCTTTTACACTTGCTACAAGTTTTTTAAATTTATGTTTATTTATTACTCTTGGGTTTTTACTATTTTCTGTTACTTGTGAGATTTTAACCTTTTGTATTTTAGCTTTGATCATAATATTAAATTTCCTCTAAGGTACAAAAAAATTATTTTCTATAAATTTTAGTAATTACTAATTGAAATATTCCAAAGTAAATAACAATATCTTCTTCGTATATTTCTACATCATCAAAGGGATAGTGTCTGATACCAAACAAAATCCCTTTAAAAAATCCAACTTTAACTTCGTAACGTAATAATTTCATAATAATATCTTTCTATTATAACGTTATAAATTGCAAATCTGTTATTCCCAATCGTCAGGAAATAAAATTTTACCTAGTTGCTTTCCAAATCCTGCAACAATTAATGCAATCATTATCCAACCCAATGCTTCAATCATAATTTAATTATTTAGTTCGTCAATTTCTATTTTTAATTTTTCTATTGTATTTGCAAATAATATTTTATCATCACAATCATTTAAATTTACTGCTTCGTAATAACCCCAACCATTTTGGTATTCCATTATTTCATAATCTTTATAAATCATACCCTACCAATGCATTCCGTCCATAGACGTACTGCTTTCTATTACCTGACATTGATCTTGACTTTTCCAAGACCAAGACTTTTTCATTAAATCAATTCTTTCTACAACTTCATCTATTTTATCATCAGGGATATTTTTAAAAAGGCTTAGCATTTTTTGATCCCTTAAATTGTATGTAGGTTTTTTTCTTAATTCTTTAACCTCTGCTTTTAGCTTAAAAACATTTTCTTTTAATTTTTCATTATTCTTTTTTAAATATGCAACCCTGTCTATTTCGTCATAGTTTTCCTGATCTTCAAAAACAAAACAAGATTCTATTTCTAGTAATTCAGGATCATCCTTTGCATATAGTGGGTACATATTAACTAAATGAATTATACTTGCGTGATCCATTTTTTTACCCATTGAAGTAAAAAAGTTTGCAATGTTTGTCCAACGCATATTCATTTTCTCCCTAAATATGTAACAAGCTAAGGCCCTAAGCTGTACATACTCTTGTTTTCTAGTATTCTGAAAAATGTCTATCCCTGTCATTTCTACAATACGTTCTGATATTTTTAAATAGTTTCTACTCATTTCTTAAAATTTTTATTTCTCGTTCAAGATAATCTTTTGCCTTTAGTAAATCTCCTAGTTCGTCTTTCTTTTTTCCTGCTCTAACAATATACTTCAAGATATTACCCCTGTTAAAGTTAAGCGAGTAATCGTTACATACGTCTATAATATCATAATCTTTTCCGTTATCGTAATGTACTTGTGTTGCTTTCATTCAGTTAATAGTTTTAATAGGTTATAACATTCAGTATATTTCTGTCTTGCTTTTCCCTTATATTCTTGTTTAAATAATTCGTATAGCTTTCTAGTGTATTGGTATTTGGTATGACAATCTGCATAATACTTTTCTGCAAATCTTTTTCCCTTACCCTTAAAATAATTTACATTATCAGCAGTATCTCCTGCAATCATCTGCTCATAAAAATTATACATTGCTTGATCTTCTGAAATGTTGTAAACCTCTTTATGCTTGTAATGATAGTTGTACATTAAACAAGGGAATTGTTTGTAATCTTTATCTATTGATACAATCATAACTTCATCCCTGCCAATATCTTCTGATATCTTTTTCCAATACCTTGCAACCATATCATCTGTTTCAACTCCATAACCTACAATACTGTCATATTGTTGTTTTACAAATTCGTGCATCTGTCCAAGCAAAGGTGGTAATTCTTGCTTCTTTCTATTTGCTTTATACTTCCTAGTGATTAGCTTTCTAAAATTACCTCTAGATCCATTAAATGTAATTACCTTATCTATATTATAAAGTTCTTCTAAGTGATTTACAATAGCCATATACTGCTGATCAAACTTACTCCTTGCATCTGCAATATCTGTGTAATACTTTTCGTCTTCAGGGTGTTCTCTTTTCTTGTAACAACTTGCAAAAATCAAACTGTCTGCATCTACTAATAGTATCATAATTCTTTTAACTCGTCTTTAATTAAATCTAAATACATTTCCTGCATCTTTTTATTTTCCTTTATAACTTGATTTATTATAAAAGGCAAGTCTTTAATTAATTGGTCTGTATTATACACTAACCAATTATCTTCCCCATATCCGATATGCAATTCTCCGTCTTGGCAATAAAGGTGATTTGTTTCGTGTATGTATGTAGTTTTATTGTCTGTCATATTGTGATAAATTTATCTGTAAATAATTTCTTAAATCTGAATTTTCTTTTATTCTGAACTTGATAGTTATATCAGTTATAGATTGATCTTTTTCTGTATGTGATTCGATTGATTTTCTAACCTCACCCCATAATGCATCATTTACTTTCATACTATAACTAAATCTAATTCCTTTGCTACATAGTTAATATGTTTCTGTGTAGTCTGAGACCAATATCCTAATTGATATAATTTATCATCTGCTATTGTAGCAACGTGAGTTGTATAACTCCACACCTGATTTCCTCTAATACTTAAATTTTGCTTGTACTTTGATAATTTATACATCTGTTCTGTTTTTAAATTTTAATTTCTGTATTTATTACCTATTTCAAGTCCTTTATCTAATCCTCTCTTAAACTCTGCATTTGCTAGGTTACACATAATATCGTTAAGTTCGATAAATTGCTCTGTGGTTAAGTCTAGATTTAATGCTCTTTTTAATCTGTATGATTTTGCTAGTTCTGATTCTTTTACTTCTTGTTCTGTTACTGACATTTTTACTTTATTTAGATTATAGCTTTATTGCTTATACCCAAAGTTAGTAAATATTATCTTATCTACAAAAAGTTTAATAACTTATTTTTCAGAAATATTAATATTTATTATACTAGCATCGTTTTCTTCTAGCAAATAAACATCTTTGAGAAGTCTTTTTTTTGTCCACATTGTAGTATCAGGACAATATTTTTTTACAGGCTTTGGCATCTGTATATTATTAAGCCAATATAAGAAGTTACCCTTAGGATCATTGACAAAATATAATTTAATAACATCTTCGTCAAGCGACATTAATGCATCGTACTTGTCTTTCTCGAGCATTTTTTGTTCGTAATAAGTTTTACGAAACTTCATTTCAATAACGCAGTCTTTTCCCTTTGGTGTTTTACCTATTGCATCGTATCTCGTGAATCCCTCGCCTGACCATTTAAGATCCCACCCGTCTATGTTAAGCAGAAATACAACTGCCTTTTCCCACTTGTTAATCTTTTTTAATCCCATTGTCCCAAATTTTATTCAAGTCTTTTATCCATTGAACTATTGTTTTTGGGTTACAAGTACAGGGTTTATAAAATTTATGCTTGTAGTACTTTGCGTGGAGTTGACAAACCAATTCAAATTCTTTAGTGGATAGGTGCTGTTTCTTTCCCATTCTAAATTTTCTCCAATCTGTTCGGTCTTCTTTTTCAAATCTTACCATCTTTTAATTTTAATATTATTGAGACTTTGACGTCTTTCTTCACATTTGCATTTTGTTCCTCTGTAAGTATGGTATTTTTCTACAAGGTATTTTATCCCTGTATATTTAGTTATGTAATAAATTAAGTCTCCTAGCTTCATAAGTTTTCTCTTTTAATATAATAAGCATTAGTGTATTTCATTAATTTACAATTCCATTTACTTACATCGTCATAATTTACAAAATAAAATTTTGAAGTGGTTTTGTCTAAAATATAAACAAACCAATACAAATCTATTTTATTTAAACCTTTTTTATGTGCTTCTTCATTTACTAATAAATGTGAATATTTAGAATCTTGATTTGTTTTTACATCAATTTTTTTATTTTTTATTATAAAATCAGGATTTTTACTTGACTTAAAATCTAATAAATTAGTAACATCAAAAGGTTGATCAATTTTTGTTAAATAATCAATCGCAATTAATTCACCTAATATTCCTAATGTATCAACGTGGCTATTTTTTACACCCCTATCAAATCTTGTATTAATTTTATTGTTCTCTTTATTCAATACATTTCTTGCATTGCCAAGTTGTTCTGCTATTTTCCAAAATGATTTTGGATACCTATAAATCATATTAATTTTTTTAGTTTTGCTTTTACCTTTCTGTATGTGTTATAAAGTGAAAAATATTCGATATATGAATTTCTTGAAAAATCTGCAATGCTTTCACCCTCGTTAATTATTTCAAAAACTTTTCTGTCATACCAAAACATAGTATTTAATTCTGCTTTGATTTTTTCATAGGCTTCATCATAATCTACATCACAATCTAATTTTGAATAATTAGTATCTTCAATATTAATCATTGTAATATTTTTACCTTTTCTTTTTAGATCAATATACAAAGTCTTTAGAACTTTATAAATGTAGTAATAATTAATGTCGTTATCGTAGTAAACAATATCTAAGCCATTTTCTATTTTTGGCAATACTTTAATATACATTTCCTGTACAATATCCTCTGCTATAATTTTACTGCAACCAAAAGAACTTACAACATCAATCCAAGTTGTATGCTTTTTAGCTAGTAATAATATAACTTCTTTGTTTGACATTATTTTAGTGGATCGTATAAGTTTTCTATTATTTGAGGTAATCCAAAATCTGTTACCCTGAAACTAAATGTGTCAAATGTATATCCTCTTGAACGACCGCATTTAACTGTAACCCATTCTTTGTTTACTGTATTAGCTTCTAGTTGTATTACTGTTTCTGCTTTCTTTTCTAACTCGCTTCCTAGATGACCCGTTCCTAGTTTACTGCTTCCGAAGTTTTGATGTATAACGTTTATGATATGACAATTATAATCTGCTGACCATTGCATTAGTTTCTGTGTAATCCATTTGCTTTCTAGCAAATTATTTACATCGCTAATTAAGTCTGCAACACCATCTATAATTAATAATGATGGGGTGCTTATATTCTTTTTTAAATAGTATTCTATAAAATCCACACTTGTTTTATAATCGACTGTCCTTAAACCAAAGGTATGATAATTTTCTGACTTTATACTACTGTCCATTTTATGCACCCTTGCAAACACTTTTTGACAATGCCATTCTCCCTGCTCTGTATCTATGTGAATCAGCTGACCTTGTTCCCCTCGATGCCCTTTTATGTTTCCGCCAAAGTGAGTTTGACCGCTTAAATATGTAGATGCTAATAAAGATATGAAAAATGTTTTCTTTGTTTTTGGTGGTGCAGTTACTACTGAAATATTCCCGTATGTACCTAATGGTATGGGAACTATTGTATCTCCCTCTATTGAATTAGATTTTGATACTATTTCCCCGTAGGATAATGCAACGGGTGGATATTCTACTTTTTCTTTTGCGTTAACGAAGCAGTCTTCTTCTATGAACTGCATTAACATATCGTGTTCTGTTTGTTTTTCTGTCATATAGTAAATATATAAAAAAAAAGGTGTCGATAATAAAACCAACAC